TTAACAATAAATCAACAACAAGCGGAATTCACAGCACAGCAAAACGCAATGAATCAAGCTAATACAATGCAGGGAATGAGGCAAGCTGCTGGTGGATCTGGAGTAGTGATTATAAGGTACAAGTTTCAATAATATGGCACACTTTGCAAAAATCTCTGAAGAAAGTATAGTATTACAAGTTTTAACGCTTGCGGATAAAGACTGTAAAAACGCAGAAGGCGTTGAAACAGAATCTGTTGGACAAACTTATTTACAGACACATAATAATTGGCCAGCAAATTTATGGATTCAAACTTCTTACAATACACTAGCGAATCAACACTTGTTAGATGGAACACCTTTTAGAGGAAATTATGCAGGTATAGGATTTACTTGGGATTCTGAAAATCAAATATTTTGGCCCTTAAAACCTTATGCAAGTTGGGTAAAAAATACAACAACAGCTTCATGGGAATCTCCCTTAGGAGCTAAACCTACCCTGACGCCAGATCAAATTAATGCGGAGCAAGATTATTTTTGGAATGAGTCCGGACAATCCTGGGATTTAAAACAATGGAGTGTTGAACAAGGAACTTATATAGACATTTAATTAAAATTAATATATATATTGTAGAAAGATGAAAGTA